ACAATCTACATAATATATAAGTATTCTAGTATATTATATAGTATCAAATTAGACGAGACCATATTCCATTCCATTCACACCTACGAAAGAAATGAGCAAAGACCAAGTATTTTGGATGGAAGACCCCGCCGTCCTTATGAATAAGGATTACATTCGTGAGATATGGCCGCAAAAGTCGATGGAACCCCCCGCCAAACTGAACGCAATCACCCGCTTCGTTATCCTCGCCACCATTTTAGGCTACTTACTCACGTCATCGTTCTCCCTCTTTATTCTCGGCGCGATTACTTTAGGAATTATTGTCATGGTTTATAACTTTGTTCATAAAGGCAAAGCCGGCACCGAAACAGAGAAGGCGAAACAAATCCTCAAAACAAAAGAGGGTTTCTCGAATAACATCGACAAGCCAGAGATGTATGAGCTGATGCGGGATGAATTTACGGCACCTCGCCCACAGAACCCGCTGATGAATCCTCTGATTCCGGAAATTGGCGACGACCCTCACCGCCGTAATGCCGCGCCGTCATTCAATCCCGCGGTGGAGGCAGATATTAATGAAGCGACCAAGCAATTCGTGAGCGGCAGTTTCGATACGAATGCGAGTAATGTGATATTCAAAGGGTCGAATGTGCCTGCGGAGGCGCCGAATCATACACCGGAAGAAACCTACGGCAAATTATTCGGAACTTTAGGTGATAATGCGGCCTTTGATTCGTCGATGCGCCAGTTTCATCCGGTGGCGAATACAAGGATTCCGAACGACCAAGACGCATTTGCCAAGTTCTGTTACGGAGAGATGAAGTCGTGTAAGGAGGGCGATGAATTCGCATGCGGGCGTATCAATTCACGTCTTGGGGCGGTGGTAGGGCATTAGTTCGCCGAGTATTTAGAGAGACGCACACACACGCATAAATATTTATTTATATGCATAGAATACAAGAAAGGAATCCAAACGGTGAAAAATGGCCTACGTTCATAACTTTGCTTTTGATAATATGTCGCGAATCGGATGCGACACAGGCGATCTCTCGCAACGCAACGTCCAAAATCTGAATGCGGCCAACTATGCGCTGAACAACTTTTTTTCGACGGATTGTCAGATGGAGCGCCCGATTCAGTTTGCGACCAGCCAGCCCAACGTATTTTACAAAGGCGGCCATCATACTGGCTTCGGTGGATGCAACATTGATACGAACTCCGAGCTGTCGATTGGAAGCCTGAACACGCATGCGAAGTGTAAGTTGAGCCTTCTGGAGCGTCCCTTCAAGACTGTCCCTTATTTAGGACGCGGCGCTGTGAATGTCGATTTTGAATCGAGGATGCTTCATGGTGATATGAATACCAACAAGAAGAGCATTACACAACTTTCGGAGCAGTTGAACTCCGCCCATTCGGACTATCCTCTTCAAGAGGAATTTAAGGCGACGATTAACAACCCGGCGAATTATGTGGAAGGTGCGGCGGTCAATGGATGGATTCGCGGAGGTGTGCCTTCACGCGAGTTGGTCCGTGACCAAGAGCATTTATTTAGCGGCTCACGCTGAAGTTAAAATCGCAATAGTATAAGAATTCCGCATTAGATATATAAAGGTATTCCTACGTTTATATATATATTTCATTCGCCCCATTTCATTCGCCGCTGTCTATGTCATCGCCAGAATCTCTCGAACACGACGTTACAGAAGTATGCGCAGAGGTTGTCGATGCCACCGTCAGCGCCACCGCCACCTCCACCACCACCGCCACAGACGTGAGTGAAGTCGATCTCTCGGGTTATAACTACGACCTTGTTCCGACGTATAAAATGATTGAAGACCTCGACGATCAAGACACCCTTTTTCGTATCCAATTTCTTCAAGCGTTCGGAATAACCAACGACGAATATCACCCCGAGATTATTTCGGCGGTAATCAACGACTTATACGAGAGATACATCGTGAATCCAGGAATTCGGGAGTTGATTGAAGCGCATCCTTTGTATAATCCGAATGTCGGCGGTGGTGGCAGCGGTGGTCCATCCGATGAAGATGATAATGGTTCAGAAGGTGCTGGTGTTCATCATGGCCGTCAGTCGGCGGCGGCGTCTGTATTCAATAACTCCGAAATGATATTTTGTATGATGTTTTCATTTCAGCTCTTTGACTTATTTCACAAATGCCTTCGCCATGCCAAACATAAAGAAGAAATACCGGCTGAAATCCGCCATGAAATCATCGAGTGTTGGCGGACGATGTTTTAGGCGTTGTGAATCGTGATTATTATATTATAGTATTTCAATATATACCTCACTTCATTATGGCATCTACCCGAAACAAGAATACCCGCCCCGATTTTAAAATCGAGCAGAACGCACAGAACCTCGCACGCAATTACGTCGCATTTGAAAACAGCTATGCTGGTAAAGCATACGCACCGGCACTCGCCTATGAAAGTGTAGGCATTCTCCCCACCAAGATGTCCCGCGAACATTTCGCACAGAATTCGGTGGATATTGAATCCGCATTATTTGGTATTAATTCAACCAACCTCGTCGAGCCACAAGCAGCCGTCGTTCCACAGTTGAAGCAATTACCGGAGGTGAAGTTTTTTGACAGGATGGCGATGTTCATGCCGGAACCGCTGGTGGTGGAGAAGGCCGCGAGACCGTTTCAACATGCGGAGGCAAAGTTGTTTTAAGGGGGTTGCGCCCCCCTACGGCGCTGGCGTCGCTTCGCTCCGCTGGGGGTTGCGCCCCCTACGACGCTGGCGTCGCTTCGCTCCGCGTAGAATGATTATATAACCCTAAGATAATCCACTCGATTCCATAATGCTCCGTTTTTCTTCATCCACACCCAAATACTTGTATGCTATGCTTCCACCAAAAGATATGTATTGGGACAGCACCTATCAAACGTAGAAAGTAACATAAAACTATTTTCTCATGTAGTATCATAAATTACTTACTACATGTCATCTCGTTCGAGTAATCGACCACCCCTTTCATTTACTCCACGCCCACCCCCCAGCGCTAGTGTTGTCCGCCCGGTTACGGTTAATCCTCCCGGCGCACTCGTCCCTGGTCAGCGCCCCGATCGCGCACTCAACTCCGCCCAATTCGCCGCCGCTCAACAAGCAAGAGCAGCAGGTACTGCCGCCGGATTGTCCGGACGTGCTCTTGAAGTCAGCGTCGCCCAAGCAGTGATGCGTGTTCCATAAATAATATAAAACTATTTTCTCATGTAGTATTATAAACCGCTCTTTGAACCCCTCACTCACTCGCTCGCTCTTTCGATGCAAACGATTCGTATCCCTAACCCCAACCCCCGCACTTCCCCCGCGGGTTTCTCTGGCTCTTTCGACGCCAACAACAACGGCTACAGCGGCACTGGTCGCGTGACCGTCGGCGGTCCAAACCGAAGTGTATGGGCCGAAGGTCAGGTCGGTGGTAGCTGGTCTGGCCGCCCCAGTTTTGGCGGAATGGTCGGCGGAACCATCCGTTTTTAGGCGTCATTCCATTCCATTCCATTCCATTCCATTCCCGTGATAAATAATGTATGAATATATTAGTTATTACGGTTTCTAATCATGAAATCTCGAAAAAAGGTATCGCGTAAAAAAACGACAAAGGCAAAGGCAAGTCGTAAAACGAGCGTGCGACGAAATAGCAAGCGCACGCACAGCGGCAGACGACGTTTCACGAGAATAAAACGAGGTGGGACTATAACTGCTCCAGTTATACAAAGATTACGCACTTTTATGGTTCATAAAATGCGTCCGTTAATATATCAAGCTAGACCGAATATATATGTTGGACATGACCCGCAAGCTGCTGATGGTAGTATTACGAATGTAAATGACCGTTTTTATCCAACATTCGCGGATATTACATTCGAAGACGGTGATATAAAAGATAGTATTCAAAAATTTATCGAGGAAGTGCAAAACCCAGTTAAAAATGCGGACAAATTGAAATCAATAAAGGGAAAATATGACGCAATAATGAAAAAATTGGATGATGAAGAAAGGAAGCTGACGAAAGGGTTGATGGTTGTAGGAACCAGAACATTTGAACCGGTTAAACCAACGCCAAGAGAAAATATAAAAAGAACTTATATCAATGTAGGTCCTGGTGCTGCTGCTGCTTCTGGTGGTGAATCACCACTCGGCCCATTTATCAACCCGCCATTTTCTTCGCCAAATATCCAACGCAATCCAGATTATTCGACAAAACCAAAAACACCACTGAAACCACTTTCTAAAAAAGATACTTTTAGAGATGATTATGATATAGACGAAACCGGAACACATACCCAAACACCTACACAACATATTTCATTTTTATCCCGGTTAGATTCGCCGCCGCCCCCATCAGCGAATGACGAGGAAAGATTACTAGGTCCCGATGATGCAAAAACATTGGATTTTTGATGAACCTTAAGCTGTAATTATAATATCCGTATTATGTAGAATTAGCAAAATGGTAAAATACGCGACAAATCGAAAGCGTTCGTATAAAAAACGGCGGATGATTCGCAAGTTGAAAAGGACCATGCGTCGTAAGATACATATGGTCGGGGGTGGTGGTAGCCCAGAAGAAGTGTTGTTTCAAGCATTGTTTCCACTTGTTCTGAAGGTCCTGCCGGGTGTATTTAAACTATTGATGGAGAATTTAGGTCCTTTTTTGCAAATTTTAATATTGTTAGGAAAAACAGCATCATATCAACGTGGCGGTTCAAAGATGAGGTCATATCAACGTGGAGGTGGTTTATCTCAATCCATGAAAACACGTTTGATATCTATATTGAATGATTTGAAAATAAATTTTCAAAATAAAAACAAACCTGATGTAGTGGCTTGTATTGATACTCTTATTAAAAAATTTGAAGCAGAAAAAGTAGACCCAAATGGGTATGACCCGTCAAAGGATAATGTAGATATTTCCACATCAGATTTACAAACAGAGCTGAATGCAGCACCAGCGGCAGCACCAGAACCAGCATCAGCGGCAACATCAGTGGCAGAAGTATCTCCTGACGGTCCTGCCTGGGTTGGTGCGTTCAAACAAAAATTAACTGAAAAAATCACCAATACACTGAATAGTAAGCTCAAGCGTATTGAAAGCAAATTTACTACTGATGAATATAAATGCCTCATTACACTGAAAGACGCAGTTTTGGCAGATGTTCGTGATACTATAAAAAATAAGTTTAATGATTTAATTAAAGAACTACAAAATTTGCCTGGGGCTGGTGATGCTATTAATCTATATGAGAAAGCAGCCGTTGTTTTGAACAAGGTTAATGGCTTTGCGGGCCAAGTTAGGGGCGGATTCAATACTGTTGCGAGTAGTGAGAATGGTCAAGCCGCTGCCGCTAAGTTGGGTAATTTTACGAGTGGAATTAAGGGAAAGTTGGGGTTCTAAGCAATAACCCTACAACCTTGAATACGACCTCCCCCAATATTTATCGACCTGTCCAACACAAATGTCGCCATTCGCCACCTGCCGTTGTGTCGGAACGCTGGTATGTGTCACTTCGGTGACAAGCACTTTTTTATCGCCTTGGGTCCAGTAACAATACGGCGGACTCGTCATCACCTTTCCGTTGAATTTATGATGACTCGGATTCGATACACGCATCGCTTGCGCAGCTTCCGAATACCAACCGAAAAACACCGATGTATCTTCTGGGTAAGGTGTGGATGGTGGAGCTGGTGGGCATATACGTGTGTTCATTCGTTCGTTTGTTCGTTTGTTCGTTTGATAATAATACTTCTCTCGTTATTATCAATCAAAATATATCAATTTTATGTTCTTGCCCTTACTCGACATCCAATCCAGCGAATTGATTTTGAACCTTTACGCATCCCGATGCCTTTGAACCTTTTACACGAGGGTCATCTTCATGTGTGTTGGCTCCGACCCCGACCCCGACCCCATTCCCGTCACGGTTAGGAATTTGTATCGATATTGATGGAACCGTTCGCCCGCCTCTTGACGAACGGGAGTTTCTGAATCCGCTTTTCGCATCGGCAGTATTCTCACCATGTTGTTGGGTTCGCACAATCTGTTTCTTCGCACGCGGTTGATGCTGATACGACGATGCCCCCGTCGTCGAAGCGTCACGAACAGGCAAAGGTGTAGCAATCACACACGCCAATTGTTGCGCCGCCGCCAACTGATTCACATACTCAATCACCGTATGCTTGGTCACAAAAACACCCGCCTCTTTCATCTTCGCCAAATAAACATCATAATGAAGCTTATACATATGAATCTTCAACTCGCGGTCATACTCCTTTAACGGCTTCACATTCTTCTTGACATAATGCTCAATATACGCGTCATATAACTTCTGTGTGTATTCGTGCAGTCGTTCGCGAATCTGTTGAAACGCCCGAGAATGCTGGGGGTGATACTTCAAATACTCGTCGATTCCGTGGTCCTTGCGCAACTGAAGATACTGTGCCGTCAATTTCTGCTCCATTCCCTTGCGCTTCTTCACACTTTCGTATTTGGGGTTACGCTTCTTGTAGCAAAATCCAGTATCTTTATCGATGAAGACGACACCTGGCAAAGTAACACTACGGGTATCCGCCGACGCATACAACTTACAGTAGTCGCCAACGGTGTGTGCCGCCGTAGCCTCCGTCTCCGCCTCCGCCTCCGTTGTCAGCGTAGAAGGCATGTGTGAAACTGAACCGCCAAAGTTCTTGGAAAAGATGTCACGGTCAATACGAACCACATTCACGCCATCGGCCTCGCCCTCTCCCTCGCCGACACGTGACAACTCATAGACCGCAACAAGATAAAGCTTCGGCACTGTAATGGGATTCACGATTTGATTCTTCGGATGTTGAACAACACAAGAGTAACAATATTTCTTAGGAATAGAATCAAGACCGCCTGGAAGCAAACTCAACACTTCACAAATACGACGGCGTAAAACCTCTTTCACGCCTAACTTCTGAAATTCGCGAGGTTCTTCGGTTGTCGTCGTGTCTGCTCCCTCCGCTGCCGCCGCAGCCACCGCAGCAGAGAGTTGTGATTCCGCCTCCGCCTCGACAATATGGTCGAATGACACTTCACCAACCCAGCTCTTCGTAGCAATATACCATTTTCCGTCGGCTTCTCCTTCCTTCCAAAACAAATTCACCATGATTCCTTCCACCAATTCTTCCGCGACCAAGTCGGCACCAATCGAATTCACTTCCTTACCAAGCATGTCATCACTGAGCGTAAGCATCTTCGGCGGAGCCACGCAACATATATTTCCATCAGAATCGAACACAACGGAACGAAAACGCCCCACAGTAGCATATTGTTCGGTAGTCAATTTAGCACGGTCATATTTTAGTGTATAAAATACACGTGAAGACGACGATGACGACGACGATGACGATGACGACGACGAGTCGGCACCAGTTTTAGAAAAATGAACAAGAAATCCTCTCTCCGAACACCATTCACGTTGTTCTGTATGTTCAAATGAATTTGACTTCACTTTTTCAACAAAGTTCTTAAGGTCAGGGAATTGAGCAGATGATATAGAAAACATGACGGATAACTATATTAACATACAAGTAATCTTTATATCGGTTATTATACGACGAATATATATATAGATATAATAGTAACTATATATATCATACGATGGATTTTGAACCGGTTGATGTCCAAGACCCAGTCCAAGACCCAGAACAAGAACAAGAAGAAAATGCTACCGAGGCTCTTTCATTAACGATTGAACTTGGTGATATTATCCAGTTAATCGCTCCGACACATCAAGAAATTCACGACCATATCTTTTTAGTTGATTATGTATCGTCCCGTAAAATCAAACTCATCGATGCGGAATCTCTCGAACATTCCGTTTTAAAACTTGACACGACCGGACAACTCACCGATGAAAGTATCACCACCATTAAACTTCTGAGTCGCGCCGACGAGAAAGGATATGCTCGCCAAAATAATTTAGTCGTCTCTACTTGGGTTGATATTCGATTTGGCGGTGATGTCCCCGCGATTATTACCGGTATGATTACAAATCTGGAAGAAGACATGATAGAAATTCGCACATATCCGGAAGATGAAATGATATACATTAATTTTGAATATAAGGGTATTCCGGAAGATATTCCGATCGAGGAAATCAAGATTCGTCCTCCTCCTGCGGCGATTGCGACGGCGGAGCCAACAGGCACAGAATCAGAAGCAGGATTTCTCACCATGGGAATGGATGCTCTTTCAGAACCGGGATCCGGACAAGCCGGCGAGGCGCAAGCACTGACACCGAGAGAACAACGCCGACGCGAGAGACAGCTCGCCCGAGGCGAAGGAGCCAGCAGTGGCGAGGCTGATATTACAGAACAGCCGGTTGGTGAATCAGAGCATACAGTATTGGCAGCCTCCGCCACCGCCGCAGGCGTTCCTATCGCATCGCTTCGAGAGAAATTACGGTCGATTCTTATCGACGCCGACCAAATCGAAGTAGGCGAGGAGTTAGATGTCCTTGTTCAAACCGTTGATATTCCCGAAGAGAACCGCCGTTTCAATCTGGATAAGCAGTGCGATGATTTATTAGACGCACTTATTACGAATGTTCCTTCTCTCGAAAAAACCCGCTCGGTGATGGCACATATTCAAAGGATGGTGATTCGGTTTCGCGAACTCCGACATAAATTCTCTCAGTTTGATGAAAACGGCAACCCCGCCGTCCCCCCGCACAAGAGCGCACTCTATCGCCCACTCGTCGAAACCATGATGCGTATGGATCACGCCCTTCGCTGGATTATACCCATCGTTCAATCAAAAAAGGTGATCTACGACATTCCGATTGATGAACGCACCGCTTCCGAAATGGATATCGTCCCTCGTCTTATTCAAGATGAACGAGAGGCGGAGAACCAACTTCAACGTCAGTGGTATGATGGTTCCATTACGTATGCGCAGTATATAACAAATCTCTCGGCGCGTCATTTTACGCCTTCATACGAACCGCGATATACGCATGACATCATTACTTCGCGTCAGGTGAATGAGAATATCACAGCAGTCATCGATAATTTGGACGATTTTTACTCCTCTGTCGTAAATGGCGAAGAAGTAAAGCGCCGCCGGTTCGTGACTCAGAAGTATAACCTCGGATTGTCAAAAGTTCAGTTACACGCCCATCGGTCCAGCGCCAGCACCGCTACCGCCCCCTCCGACGCCACCACCCTCGCATTACTCAAGCGAACCACCGATTTCACGAATCTCACCCCCAACGACCGACTCAATATCGTCGGATTCATGACATTCCCCGAACCGGTAATGAATTATTCCCGAATTTCCCTTCCGAATATTAACATACTTGATAAATCCGACCTCAATACCAAACATGTTCATTATTGGGATATGTTGCGGCAGATGATGTCGATTACAACGCATGATGTCCAAAACTTGGATACACCGCTCGATTTAAATGCGCATTCTCTCCTTCATGAAATTAAACAGTTCGTGATTGAACCCGAGGCGGTAAGCGCAAGCGCGAGCAACAGCGGCGGCGACGGCGGCGGCAGAGCCATCTCGGCGATGAACGAGCGCGACAAATACCGGAAGTTTCTTGAAGTTATTATACCGAAAACCCGTAATATTTTCGAAATGATGCGTCAGTATATACACGGCCGCCTAACACTCCAAGATGTGCTCGCGTTTCTCGAACCGTTTCTCGTGTATCAAGAAGACCTTAACGTAAAACAATATGATGAAATCGTGACATTTTTATATGAACGCGTGCTTGAATATAAACGGAATTATGCGACGAATTTTCGGAAGTTTGGGCGTTTGCGTGCCTATCATTACAACGTGCGATATATGGGTGTCAGCATGATTTACAAACTGATTGCCACGGGGCGAATGATGGACGCGGATGTATTCAAAGCATATGGACTCTTAGACACACAAGTTCGGTCGGCAACCACCGCACAACCAGGTTCGGCAGGCGGATTCGATGAACGCCAGCGTCAGCAGATGCGTGGTCGTGCGTATGCGGCTGGATTGGCTGAACAAACGGATTACAACGAACATTTACTGTCATCGTCGGAACTTCTCTCGCGCATGCTTGCGTTGGATTATGCGAAGTTATACATGGACGCTGTTGCGATTACAACGACTGACTTGATTACACCGTTTGATTTTAATCTGGTTCTTGGAGAACAAAGCCAGCGGTTGCGTGATGCGGGGGCGATGCGTGGAGGTGCGCCTGGTGGAGGAGCAGCGGCGACAGCGGGAGCGGCACCGTCTGGGCGTCGTCTGAATATGGTTCTTGCGAAGAATTATCCGAATCAAGAGGCCATCGAAGAAGACAACGACAGCGACCAACCGGTATTTTTCGATAAGAAATATGATACTACGGATTACGACTTTTTAGAATCATACCGCGAACAACAAGAATCGATGAGCACCGTCGATTTCTCCATGTTTTTGGTGGATGAACTTATCAAAAAGAAGAAGATGACCTACGAAACCGCGAAGAAAGAAGCCGACGCAATTATGATTGGTCCAGGTATGCGTCCAGTTAGTGATGGCGACTATGCGGTTGTAGAGGAAGAAGAATATGTTGAACATGTTATGTCACATACAAGCCGTCAAGGATTTCCGAGTGAAGATGATGACATGGGAACAACACAAACTCGATTTTTATATTATAAACGAGAGAACGGACGATGGGTGCGCGACACGAGTATCCCCGACGTGGTTCCAAGCAGCGATATGAATTATTTTTGTAACGTAAATCGCAGTTGTATTCCGCTCGCGATGGATGCTACACGAGATTTAATGTCGCAAATGAGCGAAATCGAAGGCGCTCCGAAGGCGGCGATGGCGCATGTGGATGCGAAAGAAGGAACCGAGGCAATCAAGAAGGCATTCTTAGACAAGATGAAGGCTGAATTTGATGTCAAATATCAGGTGACCCGAGAGAATTTCATGGAATTCGTCAATAAAAAGTTCGAGTATGACCTGAAAAATATTGCGCGTATTAGCGAAATTCAGCATAAAGAATTCTATAAATACAACGACCGGAAATATAAGCTCGGATTTCATGCTGCTGGCGGGGCAAAGACGGACACCGATGCCGACCTCGACGCCGACCTCGACGCACTTATTTCACCAATGGAACCGCTCAAAGACAAGATTGTCGCGCAAACCGATTTCGTGAAACGCCAGCATGACCTTCTCCAGTTTATTACCAGCTTTACACGCAAAGCAAATGAAATCATGGACGAAGACCCCAACTGGTTATACTGTATTAAATCAAACGCAAAACTGCTTCCGTCATTTTATGAAGCCATCGCGGTGGCATTTCTTCAAGGCGGAAGTGGCGCGAATTCGTTGTCGGTCGTCATCGACACCATATGTAAAGAACGCGGCACGATAAGTGATGATGGAGAGGCATGGGTCGATAAATATAGTGGCGCACTCATTAAGAAAATCGAACATGTCACGGAAGAGGGGTTTGATGAAGCCGGGTTTCGCCTTGTTACGAGAGATATAATCGAAGCCGACATCGGTGAAGGAGTGCTGAATGTCGCAAAGCCGGCGGCGGCAAAAGGAAGAGGAGCCGACGCAGGAGGACTTCATGGCATAAGCATCTTAGAAAAGTATGACAGCCCGAACGCTCGTATTATCAATAATATTATAACCACGATGACCGGATATATGGGAATTGATTTACATAGCGAACGAGAATTCATTATTCAGCAAACTCTCGCTCTTCTTGAAACATCGGTCCCCACAGAAGATAATTATCGCCAAAAGTCCGAACGCATGTTTCGAGAGAAAGGAAAGCATCTTACGCCGTATAAAGAAATATTCTTTCAGACGCTGCTCCTTCTTACGTTGTGTTATCTTGAAATCTCCATTCAGTGTGTAATACCCTCACCGAAAACGCGCAAAACACACGCCGGTTGTATTCGGTCATTTTCGGGCTATCCGATTGATGGTGATGGCGATGTGAGCGGACTCATGTATATCGCATGTATTGCGTATAAGATTAAGACTAGTATCGAGCCATGGAATACGCTCAAATCCTTCAAAAAGGAGGGCGATATTTTGGCAAAGATGAAGACGTTGATGGACACGACGATTCTTACGAAACCCCTAATTAAAGAACGACTTCAAACCAAGCGCGATTATTTGCGACAGGGTAGCACGGGCAGCGAAGCCATCCCCGAAAATCTCTCGATACTACGATGGGATAACTTTATGCCGCCGATGAAATCTCTCGACAATATGCCGACACCTCAGAATGTCGCCGCTGATTTCACGAATCAACTGATTACAGATATGAAGCGCGGATATCATGGTCAGCATGACAAACTCGCGGTTCTCGAGAGTAAGTGTCAGTATTTCGGTCTCTCGATTCAGCAGATGATACATCATATTGTGAAAAATAGCAGCCCGTTACTGCTGAATATGGCCTCTGAGCCATTCCTTGAAAATGCGTGCTGTAATGAGCCCATCGACCGACGAAGCAAGCGCGTCATTGATTATTTTATGGAACGCGAGCAAAACATCCATCATCATAACCGGATAATTGGATTCCTGACGAAAACGTTGAGAGATATGGCGGTGATGACGCGGGCGGTCATGATTATCGACAACCGCGAAACACGATATCAATACCCGAATATTCCTGCGTCATTCAACGAGCAAACGATTTATCGTGCGTTTATTCATTATTGTCGTATGAATCAGCAATACGCTGCGGCGTCGGCGTCGTCAGGTGGCGCCGACGTAGGAACGGATAATCCGGTCGCAACTGCCGTCGCGCTGTATCTTCATCCGGCACTTCGAGAGATTTGCCCGCCAAGACCGCAAGACTGGATGTCCAGCGATACCATCGATACAAAGATTGCCAAACTGAAAAAGGACTCGAATATATTCGACGAGAAGAGCCTCGCACGATTATTAAAGGCGGTGAATGGACATAAGATGGTGGATGCGAATTATAAAACATTAGCAAAGGTTCGCCCACAAGAAAATACACAGTTCCAGCGTTTTCAGGATGCGATTCTTTCGTTGGAACG